CTACAAGGTTAGACAAAAAAGAAGTAACACCAAATAGCCAAGCTCTTGGGTATGAGGGAAATGATATCCCGGATGACTTTGTTGTTCCGTCTTGCACTCTAGAAGACGCTGACCGTGCTGTTTTTAATTTGTTCAATTCACAGATCCCGCTAGAGTACAAAGAAAAGGGCGAAATTAAAAGAATACCTGTTATTTTCGCAACAGGTGAGCGGTTCGCAGTTCTTAGGCGAAAAGAGCCGCTTAGGGATAAGGCCAATGCACTTATTTTGCCGTTGATATCGATTCAGCGCATGGGTGTCTCACAAATGCCAGAAATAGGAATGGGTCCCGGGCAAGGGTCACCCATGACTGTCAAGAAAAGAATAGCCCCAGAAACCGCGTTATACAAAAAGCTTAAAAATCAAATAGGTCTAAAGAATCAAGCCGACGTGCCTTCCGCAAACAATTTAGAGTCTGGTCCGAAAGGCTCCGGAGCAAAACCAGGAACAGTCGCCACTAGACGAAATAGCCCTGCAGGAAGCTCAGAAACCAGGTCTGGTAAGCTTCTAACTCCGTCATTGAACGACAACATATATGAAATCATCACAATGCCCCCTGTTAAATTCTACCAGGCCACATATGATGTTACATTTTGGGCCCAATACACTCAGCAAATGAATGACATGCTAATGGCAGTGATGAGTACCTATCAAAACAATCACGGAAGATCATTTCGTCTGGAGACAGATAAGGGATATTGGTTCGTGGGGTATGTGGGTGCAGAGATGACACCAGGAAACAACTACGACGACTTTACAGACAATGAGCGCCTGGTTAGATACAATTTTGAGTTTAAGGTAACAGCATACCTGGTGATGCCAGATTATGTTGGTGCACCAAACGGCCTAAGAAGGACTTATTCATCACCCACGATAGAGTTTTCTACTACACAAACAGCAGCACCTTTTATAGGAGAGCCAGTATCAACTGTTGCAAACCCAAGCCCAGATGCTTATGTGCTTCAAGATGTGGCAACAATTGACGATCCAATACCAGGTCAATCACCTGGTTCAAATGCAGCTGCAGCAGCACTTAAGACTGCAGGGGTTCCAACTCCAGGCGCACCCGGAATGACAACAAAGTCTCCCGTGTCGACTTCGCCGGCAGGAACTTCTGCTCAAAACACCAGTCTTCCTGGGGTAAGAGCGACTTCGGGGGGCATAAATAAGAATGACAGTGCATCTTTAGGAGGGTTCACAGCGGGTAAGTCTGATGTTGACCTTCTACGAATAGAGGTGGATCCGTTCACAGGTAAACCAAAGACAACTATACTGAAAGTTAAAACTAGAAATCAAAGAAAAGGCGAGACAGTGTACAGAGAAGGGCAAACAAAGAAGATCAGCGGGTTAACATTAGATGACTAGCAAAAAGACTTCAAAAACTTATATTCGAAACTCTACATTTGGAGTAGGGAATTTTGAGTCTCTTCTCAATACTTATCTAAGGATGACACGAGTCTAAGGAGATACTTTCGATGGCCGAGCAGACATTCCGATCACCAGGATTTTTTGAGCAGGAAATTGATCTTTCTGCAAGACGCGCAACTCCGCTCGGGACCCCGGCGGGCGTAATAGGTACAGCAGAAAAAGGACCTGCATTCGTTCCAGTAACGGTGGGTTCTTTAGCAGATTTTGAAAGCAGATTTGGAGGGCTAAACTCAGATCGCTTTGGTCCTTATGCTGTTAGAGAATTCTTAAAGCACAAGAACTCAGTAACCTTCCTTCGTATTTTGGGAGCAGGCGCAAACGAAACAGATACACACAGAACAAACACCAAAGAGGGTGGCTATGTACAGAACGCAGGGTTCAAGGTAGTAGGCCAGACTCGTTCGGACGCTTCTGATACAACACACGACGGAGCACCGCAGTTCCTTGTTGCAAATCACAACTTGAGAGCAGATGGAAATGGTAGCCAAGACGCTGGCTTTCCTATTTTTACTGACAACGATTCGTTCTCTGAGAGAAACGGAGACGATAAGGTAAATCTTGTACGTGCGGTTCTCTTTACGCCGACAGGGTCTAGATTCGAGATCTTGGACCACAATGAGAGTTGGGCATCAGCAACTAACTTTATCGCTACAGTGGGCGACACCGACGGCATCGGACACAACTACTTTAAGTTGGCCCTTTCGTCTTCGGCAGGAACCAACTTCGCAAATGATAATGATAATGCTGGAATTAGAGAGTTCAAGGTATCTCTAGATCCTAACAGCGGCCGATACATCTCAAAAGTTCTTAACACGGACCCGGACCGCTTCCAGGAAGAGCAACATCTTCTCTACTTAGACTTTGCTGTTGAGGATGAAATTGCACATGTAAGTACATCGACAGGGGCAGTGGCTCTCCTGTCAGGATCTGCAAACACCACAACTAATGGCTATGACACGTCTTCAACGTATAGAGACCTCTTTGGGCGCTACGACACGAGATACACAACGCCGCGAACTCCTGAAATAATTTCACAGCCTTTTGGCGCGTCTGAATACGATCTTTTTCACTTTGAAACAATCACAGACGGTGAGTACGCAAACAACAAGTTTAAGATCTCTATTGCAAATCTTCGCAAGTCTTCTGATCCGAAGGATCCGTACGGAACTTTTGATGTTCAGGTGCGAAGATTCTCAGATACTGACCTTAATCTAGAGATTCTAGAATACTATCCAGAGTGCAACCTGAATCCGTCACACGAAAATTACGTAGCGCGTAAGATCGGTGACAAAAAGGTGTATTACAACTTTGATGCATCAGACGATGACGAGCGCCGCTTGGTGATTCAAGGCAAGTATCCAAACAAGTCTTCTAGAATTAGAATTATAATGCATGACAATGTAGAGCTTGAAAAGGTTCCTGCAGAAGCCTTGCCGTTTGGATTCCGTGGTTTGCCAGTCCTTAAGACTTCAAACACACTTACAGATACCTCTACGAGCAACCTTACAGACGCTGATAACAATGCAGTAGGAAGTAATGCACCCGCTCGTATGGGTCTGTTTAATCCGCAAGCTTTAAGCCTTCACTCAGGCCTGACCGGATCAATTGTTCCTCCGCTGCCCTTTAGATTTAAGTGCACCAGAGGGGCTATTTCAACTGCGACTTCGTTTGCTGTAGGACAGGTTGGAACTAACGAAAGAGTTGATGCTAGAATGTACTGGGGCGTTAAATTTGAAAGGCTCCCGGTGACTTCTTCTGCAGATCAAGGATCTGTCTCAGAAGCAATTCTAAACACAAACATTAGCTCTTTGCCTAACCCACTAATTTCTGCTTACACGAAATTCCAGGGAATCGAAAAGCTTGACACTCTTGTTACCGGCTCCGGCGCCGACTTGTTTAATAACAACAAGTTTACATTGGCCCGTGTCGCTCTACAGAACCAGCTGACTGCTGGTCACATTACAGATGTTAGTGGTACTGCAAAGGATCACATGCTTGAGGCGGTCTATATCCGAAACGGTGTCCCAGATGCTTCTGACTACACCATCCACGACACAATTCGTTCCGGAAGAATTACGATGGCGACGCTGGTTCACAGCTCATCGACGGTATTCAATAGATTCCAGGACTTTAATAAGTTCAGCACAGTCTTCTACGGAGGATTCGACGGCCTAAACATTCTAGACCGTGATAATCGATTGATGACCGACAAGGCATCCTCTTCTGATACTGACGGTAAAGCCGGCGACTCATTCAGCGGTGGACTTGGCCTCGAAGGAACTGATACCGGTGCACTTTCAGGAACTGGCAAGAAAAACAATATTGTTAAGTCAGTAAGAAGTGCTGTTGATATCATGACAGATCCAATGTCGTCTAGAGTAAACGTTCTTGCAATTCCAGGAATGAGAGACACGTTTATCACCGACTACACGATGGACAAGGTGAAAGATTACAGCATGGCTATCTACTTGATGGATATGCTTAACTATGATAAGAATGCTAAGCGTCTCTTTGATGATTCTACTGAAAAGGTAGATGTAAGAGAATCGGCTGAGCAACTTGAGGCACGTGCAATTGATAACAATTACACAGCAACCTACTTCCCAGATGTATTCTTAGCCGACCCGGTTAATCGCCAGAACGTTAAGGTACCTCCTTCAGTGGTTGCATTAGGGGCATTGGCTTTCAATGACAAGGTCGCATATCCTTGGTTCGCACCGGCAGGCTTCAATAGAGGCGCGCTCGAGGCAGTAGCCAACGTTGATGTTAGACTAAATGCAGGTGACCGCGACGCGCTATATGATGCGAGAATTAACCCAATTGCTGTCTTCCCATCGGGTGGATTTGTAATCTTCGGGCAAAAGACGCTTCAGATGGCTAAGTCCGCACTTGATCGAGTCAATGTTAGAAGACTTCTGCTTGAAGTTAAGCGCCTGGTGACAGCAGTTGCCAACAAGCTTCTCTTTGAACAGAACAATTCAGCGACGCG